GTGACGACACCGAACGAAATAAAGCCAAATTCCAACCAAGTGCCATCATTCTGAATAGCAATAAGCTGCGTCGAGGTTGCCGCTCCCGTTGTCGAAAGCGCAAAGCCAGAAAGAAAGAATTTTCCAGATGTATGTTCATAACATATTAGGCAATTATTCGTCGGGCTCCCACAATCTGCATTGCAGGTAAGCAAAAAGTTTGTTGGAGTAACACCGTCCCCGTTAATTGTTATTGTCGCTGCATTGCCAGTGGTAACAAAGTCCTGAACCAACAATGGTTTGTTAAGATAGGTGCATGGCAATGTCGTGCACCCGAATTGTATTGTTACCCCAGAGCGCACGTCCCAATTTTTGGAAATATCGGTCATCGCCTGATCGAATGTGCTGCAAGCCTGCGCTGCAGTTGCCAGACAATCATTCGTGTCGACGCCTGTATTCTGATTTACATTTATTGTAATTGGCGAAGTGACTAGCCATCGACCTGGATTAACCGACGTCGACCATGCACCGCTGACAATCTGTACCTGCCAAGCCTGCAAGGGGTACATCTTCGCTCGCAAGTCAGCCGGAAACCCTGAGAGCTGCTGACCGCGGCTTGTATGCGCATTCTTATAGCTAATGACACAGGTTGTCGGAAAACCAGAGACAGACGGCAGCGTTAATACAAGGTTTGCTCCGGTGACATTCAGCGTTTTTCCGCAATCCGTAATCAGCGCCGTGTCATTTGCCGTAACGGTTCGCACCACATTCGCCGTCACACCACCCGGAAGCTGTGCGGCCGGCAGAGTTCCTGTCGTGATATTGCTCGCGTTCGTCGTGTCCGTCGTAGCTGATGGCGCGAACGCTACGCCGTTCGTCTTGGTGCAAATCACCAAGATATTCGTCGTCGCTTGGCAGTCACCGCCGAGGCTCGGCACATTGAGCCCGGACTCGATCATATCGAGCAGCATTTGCCGCGTGATCGTCGGCGTGATCGCGCCAGTATTGTTGTTGGCAAAATTCGTGTTTGTCTCGGTCGTCAGCGCGGTCGGCGTCTTGGCCGATCCGGTTTGCGCATGTGCCGGCAGCGCGAGCGCACCAATAATGAGAATGGCGACCTTCACGCGGTAAAGAGTTTTCATATGAATCTTCTCCATCCTTTTGGAAACCACATCAAACGATAGCCCTTATGATAAGTAAATTTGTAGCTCTCAATAAGCGACGACAAAACACCATACTTTCTTAATCTGCAAAGTTCAAAATTGAAAAGCCATGTATCTTGCCGCACTATCATCACGATCCGCTCACGTTGCCAAAATTCGTCTCAGGCAGATTCCATGGTCCGAGCAGCGTCAGCCGATTCGGCGGCGTGAGATCGAGGATAGCAGCGCCACCATCGCGGCTCACAGCTTTCGATACTTCGCGCTCGTACTCATCGAGCTCTTCGTTGTAGGCGAAGCCGAGCCGCTGAAACACGCGCCAGCGGGTGCCGAGCATCAATAGATCCTCGTCAAGAATACCGATGTCGGTATCAGCCGCCCAGAGACTCTGCGGCGTTCCGCTCGCAGACTGACACCACGCATTCGACACATATTCGAACACGAGTGCCGAATTGTTGTCGGTCGGCACCGGATCGATCGAGAACACGGTGTTTCCGCCGATCTGTCGAAAGCGAAAACGCCGTTGGATCGAGGCCCGACCGATCACGCTGGATTTGTAAAGCTGCCATTGCTGCGGCGACTGCGGCCCGCGCATCGACCAGAACCTTGAGCGGTCCCACATCGTGTTGTCGAGCGGCCGTTGAAAATCCGACGGCAGCGGATAGTCCGATTTTCCGAACGTGAATGAGCCGGCGCCGAGCGTCGTCGCGGCGACATTGAGTGTGACCGAGCTAACCGTTGTCGAGGCCACGATCGCATTGTTCGGCACGCCGCTTCCGAATCCGTACCATGTCAGCGCCGCTATGCCGGCCGTGCTTGCCAGCCCCGAGATCACCGCAACGCCGCCGGGCCCGCTGTTCGCGATCGTGCCATTCTGCGCCGCGACCGCGGCCGTGACGAAATCGTATTCTTTGATGCTCGCGACCCATCCGCCTTCCGGGCGCTTGTAGAGCGACTTTCCCGCAAGCTGCGCCGCAGCGAGCGCCCGCACTGCCGTCTCGTCAGGATTGCCAATGATCGACGTCGGCACCGCGAGGCCGAGATCTTGAATTGCGAGCTGGCAGATAGTGAGAAGCGACATCCGTCATTTCCCCCGCCGGCCGATCTCGGCCATCTTGAACGACGGCTTTGCAGCGGCCTTATGTCCCTTGCGCGCCGGCAACTTTTTTCCTTTGGTCGCGGCATCCCATTCGGCAACCTTGGCCGGACCGCCGAGCGCCTTAGTTCCGGCAGGCGAGTGCGCCCATCCTTCTTGCGCTTGCGATTTGTAGGGCATTAGCGTTGCCTTTTGTCCTTCTCGCCAAGCCGCCGCTCGACTTCCTTTCCGATGCCAGGATATTTTGCGTGCACTTTGGCGCGAACCTTGGCCTTTTCTTCCGATGATCCATGTTGCGACACACGCGCGAGCGCATTGCGCGCGTGGCTAGCATCCTCAATCGGATAACGGCCGCCCGGGAGCGCAAAATTCTTCGGCGCGATACGCTTGCGGCCCTGCGTCGTGAGCTTTGCCATCTCATCCGACCTTCTCGATCACGTCCGGCACCGGCTCGGCAGGTGCGGCGGCCTCTGTGACCGCTGCCGCAACGGGATCGGCAATGACTTCGGCAACCGGCTCTGGCTCCTCGGTTGGCTCAGCGACTACTTCGGCCCGCATCTCCGATTCCGTCTCCGGCTCGCCAGGCCGATGCAACTTGAGCCACTCCGCCGCCTCGTATGCCGGAACCGCGACGTCAACTTGACCAGTGCGTCCGCCCCCGTGACCACCGGCCGCGACGCGCGCGCGAACGGCGCCGAGTTGCTCATTCCAATAGAGACCGTAAGGGTGCATCGCAGCCTCCTCAGTTCACCCGATTGCCGCGCTGATCGACGATGACCGGCTTGACTTTGTTGGCTTCCGCCTTCTGCTGCGCGAGCTCGAGCCGCTTGACGCGATGATCGATCTGCGCAAGCGCGCCGATCATGAGCTTCATGCCCTGATCGAACTGTTCGCAGAACTTCACCAGATTGGTGACGGTCGGATCCGCATCGGCGGGAGCCTGCTCGTTTTCCTGGGATGAAGCCGCCGGAAAAGCGACGACGTTATCCACAGGATTTTCCGGCTCGCTCATGAGCCGCCACCGACAAGGTCGCCCTGCAGCACGGGGCCAGGCGCGGCTGCCGGCAGCGGATTACGTGGCCGCCCCGAACGCCGCGGCGCCAGATTGGCGAGCGATGATTGCGCCGCCGCCGGCTGCGGTTGCGCTTGCCGCATCGCCTCCAGCGGATCGGTCATGCCGGGAATATGTGTCGCCAGCGGATGCGGCTGATTCTGCAGTCCGAGAAGCTGGCTTTGCAGCCGCTCGGTGATCTCACCGAGATTGGCGACCTGGGCTCGCAACGCGGCGAGCTCGGAATCCTTGCGCGCGTTCTCTGCCACAGTCTTTTCGACCAAGGCATTACGATCGGCGTCGTCGAGGTAGGCGCGCGCGAGATCGCGAAGCGCCATGCCGCCCATGCCGATGCGCTGCATCACGTTATCCGGCATGTCGCGTACCTGTTCAACCGTGAGGAAGCCGAGGCTCTTGAGCTCGAGCACCTGGGCCTTACGCAGCCGCGGCCACTCCTCGAGCGGCGTGCCATCGACCGACATTTCGATACCCTGCTTGAACTTCTCGTATTCCTGCGGCCACCGCTGCCGATCCTCGTCGCTCACGCGGCGCACCGGCCGAGTGTGCGTGTTGCCGGCCATGATGATCTCGACCCGCTCCTCGTCGCGAAAAATCGCCCGGCCATTTTCCTGCGAAGCGACCGGATCCTCGACGCTCTCCATGTAGAATCGCGGATAGACCGTCGCGCCGCCGCTACCGGCCCCAAAGCCGTTGGTGCGCGTGAAAGCGCCGTTGGCAACCATGTGGATTCTCCTCGATTGAGCGCTTTACGCGCTGATATTGGCCGAGCCGGTGAGGCCGTGCCCTTGAAACGTGGCACTCTTGCCGACGGCGACCTGCACACCGACATTGATCGCGTTCGGCGCGATCGTATTGCCGACCGCCGGATAGACCGTCAGCGTGTTGAGGCCGCCATTGACGACGACTTGGGTCGGGTTGGCGCTGAATGCGTCGAGTCGCACGCCGGAATTCGCGCCAACCGTGGTAACAACCGCAAAGCCGCAGCCCTTGAGCGCAGTCGCCGTGAGCTGCGTCGTGCCTGCGGCCGCGAGCGCCGAGTTGATGCTCGTTCCCAGCAAGCTCGCCGGCGTCGCCGCAACACCAGCCGCCATCAATTCCGCTCGCGCCACCATGTCAGTCTCTCCTTGTCAGGCCGGGCCCTCAAGCCGCGGACGTTTCTCTCGCGGTCTGCGAGCCGATGCACCAGTGATCGGCCACCCATTGAGCGCCGCAATTGTGCGGCTTAGGCTGACCGTGAAAGCAGACGACGCGCGCGTGATCTGGATCACCCCCAGAACAGTGAGCCTTGTAAGAAACAAACGTGCCCGGAAACAAGTCCTGCAGGATATGCTTGCGCGGGATGCGATGGCCCCACTTACGATGTGCGACGATCTCGATATAGGCTTGATCTCCGCCGGATAGTTCCGGACAATCGTCGGCGACGAATTGATCCCAGATCTCATTCATGCGGCCGGCTTCCCACAACATGACGCCGGAGCCGAGACCGCGCGGACGGTAGAAGTCGCGCAGGATCGCAAACTCGCCGCGAAATTGCGAAATCTGGAACAACGACCCTGTGATGATCGTGTCAAGATCGAGATAGAGCACCCGCACCCCGTCCGGAAACGCGTCGCTCTTGAACAGGCAAAGCTTGTTCCACCAGCCGACCAGAGATTCCGGAAGCGGCCGCACGACGATATCCGGATCGAGGCCCGCATCATCATCCGTGAAACAATGAAACTCGAACGAGTCCAAAAGATGCCGCTGCACCATCGCGTGCAGAATGTTCACGTACTCCGGCCCGTACATCGTTCCCCATTTCACACAGGCGACGATCCGCATGCGAATCCCTCTTTGCGCAATCGCGCCAGCATATCAGGCCATTCGGTCTCACGCCATGCCTCGAACGCGATCCTGCATTCTTCGATGTCCGGCCGCTCCTCATAGGTCTTGTCGAATGGCGTCTCGCCGGTCGTAAAGTGCAGATGTGGAACCCTCACTCCCATGCACGGCACGCCGCAACCGAGCTCACGCACGATCAGTTCGTGGGCGTCATCGATATAGAAATGCTTGATCGTCGGGCAACAGAGCCAGCCGATCGCGCGCACCAGATCCCCGCCGAATACCGAGACGCCGAGCCGATGATGCAGTCCATCATCGCCCCAAGCTACTCTACGCCGCCCGGCGGCGCCGACGAGCGCTCGATCCCAATGCCCCCAGCCCTGTTGATCGTCGCAGATCAGGCCATACCACGGCTCATCCGGATAAGCCGCCAGCATGTTGTTGACCTTGGCCGACAGAAACGTCCGCGGCTGCACGTGAACGGTCCAACCGTGCGGGAGCGACACGCCGAGATAGAGGTCGACTTGATCGTCATCGATGCCGAGCACGCCCGGCGTCGTAATTGGATCCGACCTTTCGAACACCCGAGCGATCAGATGCGGCCGCCCGCGACTCGGCAGGAACCACATTATTCATCCTCATTTTCATCATCTCGATCAAGCCGAGCCGTGAAGCCAATCGCATCCTTGAGACCGCCGAGCGGCCTCAGGCGTGGCAGATATGGCCCTTCACCCGGATTGCGCATAATCGAAAGAGAACGGCGCTGTTCATTGCGCCGCGGACGTCCGCTGGGATGGGTCGGGCGCGTCACTCCGTCACCGTCATAAGCTGCGCAATCGCAGGCAGCAACCCATCTCCATGCACATGAACCGACATGCCCTCGGTCATCAGCCCGGCCGAAATCCACCGGAAATCGTCGGCCTGGCGGATCATCCATGCGGTCGACACGAATATCCGATTGCCGACGCCGCACTCGCGTGGCCGGTCGACACCGTTCTCGTGTTGGTCGTAGGCGTGAGCGTCGCCATCACGATAGCTCGAATCGTAGCCGAATAGGTGCACCTCACGATAGCCGAGCACGTGTACGAGCCGCATCGCACGCAAGCCGACGGTTGTCGAGCCGCCAATAAATGTCGTCGCGCGCATTTCTCTTATGCCAGATAGCCCGCCCATCGGCGGATGCCACGTCACGACGTCATGGCTGCGACCGGCTTCGAAAAGGGACTCGTCACACTGGCTCGCGAGATAGAGCACGATATCGGGATGCAGCCCATGCACGAAGCGCACGTTGTGTGGCCGAGCATCGAGAATGATTACCGCATCGGGCTGGATACCATGCCGCTGCAGCCACAGTCCGGCGCCGTTGAGCGCAAATATCTGGTTTCCCGCGCGCGCGTTGTCGCGGATGACTTCGAGATCGTCCTCGGCCGACGGGCCGCCGCCGACCAGGATCGCCACGTGTTCGTGTGGCTCGCATGCTTGGACAAGCGGCGTGCCGCGCTCGATTGTCTTGCGGATATTCGCATACAACACCTCGTCCGCAACATTGCAGACAAGCGGAAGCGCATCCGCGATGGGAGAGGCGGGGAAATCCCCCGCCTCCTTGATGTTTGCCTCATCCATTGCTGCGTCCAGCCTCAGATGATCTGGCCTTGAGCGAACGGCCGATTGATCAGCACGTTCACGGTCGACGTGCCGGCCGCGATGGTCGTCGCATTCACGGACCGCGCGTTGAGCACCTCTTTGCCGGTGCCGACCGTGGACATGACACGGCCGATGGTGGCAGAGAGGAAGATCGCAACGTTCGGGTTGACCGCAACGGCCGTCTTCTTGATCACGGCGACGCCCGAGATCTGGTACCAGCCGAAGTTTCCCGTCGTGGTGACGGCCGCCATCGCAACCGCAAGCGGCTGCGCGAGGTTCGCGGTGTTCGGCGTCTTGGTCGTCGTCTTGGCAATCGGGTTGTAGACGACGAGAGAGCCTACTTCGGTGGCCGCCACGCCCGGCAGGTAGATGAACTCGCCACCTCCCTTGCCGGACGCACTGTCGACGCCGCGCACGATCGTACCGAAGGGCAGCGCGGTCGTAGTGTCGATGTTGGTGAAGCCCTTGAGCCCCAAGATCGACTCGATTGGATAGAACGCCATGTGTGTTGTCCTTTCTGGCGGTTGGGGCTCAGGCGATGATCACGCCCTGAAGGAAACGGTTCGAACAGGCAATGTTGCCGGCGAAAGCGATGAGCTTCACCATGGCATCCTGGTTGACCGAGAACCGATCCGGGTCGAGCGGGACCATGTCGCGGTCCTTGTGGGGCCGCAAGAAGATATATTCGGTGTTCAACAGGTACATGTGGGACGCCGGCGCGCCGGAGCCCGACAGCCAAGAGCCGCCGGTGCCGAGAGCACCCACGTTGCCCGCCGTCGTTCCCTGGAAGCCGCCGTCGTAGACGACATCGGCGTCCATGAACTTGAGCGAGGCGAACCCCGCCATGCCATTGCGGTCATCGCTGATCCGCTGGATGGCCTGAAGCGATTCCCAGTAGTACCGGAAGTACACGTTGTCGGCGATGAAGAGGTCCGGGCGGTCCGACTGGCGAGCCTGCGCCAGCCATGCCCGGTTCATCATCGTCTGCATCGTCGCCGCACCCGGCGTCAACGAGTTGGTCGCGAAGCTGTTGACGGAATTCTGCCAAAAGCCCCAGGTGCCCGAATCGATTCCGCCGACGACGCCGGAGTTTCCGACATCGGCCACGATCAATTGCAGGCCGCCGATCTGCTTGCCACCGTCCGCCGTCCCCGAGGAGTAGCAGTCGTTCGACAAGTTGTTCTGCATCGTGCGCTCGGCATTGCCGATACGCGATTCGAGCAGGTTGATCATCTGCTCCTTGCCGGAGTTCTGCAGCATCTCCAGCCCGGATATCGAGACTGCCGCCGCCGCCTGGGCGATCGGGTATTGCGCCGTCGTGAACACGTCGGACGGCGTGATGTTGAGGATGTCGTCAGTTCTGTTACCGCTCCGGCTCTTTATCCGGGGCTTCTGCACGTCGCCGCACAGCTCAGACTATCTCTTGCCTTTCGGCCAGGGCACTCGTGGGTCCATTACTGCTTTCGCGCGGGACCTAGTCGTTACACCTTCCGCAGCCCTCGACCTTGCGGCCTACATCTGCGGCTTGGCTCGGTATTGACTTCCCTGCCTCAACTGATACAGTGAAGTTGTTCACCGACTTAACCCCGTTTTTCCCTTTGGGCTACCATGCCAAATATCAAGTCAGGTCAAGAGTTTCCATGCATGATCTGCGGTCAGATGTTCTATCGCCGTCGATCCTACGTTCAACGCGGCATCCGCAAGACATGCGGGAAGCCTGAATGCAAGAGCGCCGCGATGAGTGGCGAGAACAATCCCTTCTGGGGGAAGGTTCACGACGAAGCTACCCGCATCAAAATCCGTACCGGTCGCCGCGCGAACCCGCCAAAGAAGAAAACGGGACCGCCGAAAGGTTGGCGTCAATCTCCCGAAGCTCGGGAGAAAATGGCCGCCGCGCTTCGAACGCGATGGGCAGAAAATCGTGACGCGATGATCGCTTGCTTACCACGTGGATTAGATCACCATTTCCGCAAAGAGCCGGAACAACGTCGCTACCGCAAGAACTTCACACCGCTGCAGCGATCGGAATGGACGGGGACGAAATGCCTTTGGTGTCCTGCGACCGAAAGCTTAACGCTCGACCATATCATTCCGGTATTCGATGGTGGAGAGAATGAGCGAACGAATGCACAAACCCTTTGCCATCCATGCAACCTTTGGAAACTCCACTACGTTGACAAGCCTCGATATCTTGCCGGTTTAGGCAGCAAGGGGGGCCAGACTTAACCCGGAATAGCGCTTGTACGTGCCGTTTTCCGAATACTCCATCTCTTGCGCGATGGCCTGGCCGCCGTCGAAAGACTTGATCTTGCCTTTCTCCTTGAGGCGGCGAAGCAACGCGTTGTTTTTCGTGACGTTGTCCGCGAGCTTTCGACTACGATTGTAAAGCGTAGTCGTGGTGATCTCGCTCCAGTTCGTATTTGGGATCGCCATGCGGGGAATCTCCTTTCATGGCGCGGTTGATGATCAGAGGCGGGACGTGGCTTCCGCCGTGTTCGCCTCCAGCTCTTCGCGCAGCGTCCGAGCCGCGGGACGGGTGCCTTGCGGGGCCTGGCCTGAGCCTGGGGCGCCGTGGACGCTCGATCCTGCTTTCTTCGCTGCTGCCGCCTTGGCCCTGGCATCGGCCGCGGACTTGGCTTGCTGAGCCTTTTCTCGGGCTGCAAGCGCTGCGTCGCGGGTCGATGGGTTTGCCCAAACGGCCTTTTCATAGAGATCCTTCAACGACGGGACGGGGCGCTTTGCCGCAATGGCCGCCGACGCGAGCTCGGTCATGTCTGCCTCGAGCTCGTCGAAATGCGGGTGCTGCAACTCGCCCTTGTCGTCTTGGGCACTCTTGAATTTCTCGATATCGGACATGACACGCGTCTCGGCCTCGCGAGCCGCGCGCTGGGTGGATTCCATGTCCTTTTGATCGCGCGCGTCGACGCGCTGGCGCAAATCGCGGAGGGTTTCGATCACCTCCGGCGGCAGGTTGACAGCCGGAGGCGCGGGCACCTCGGCGCCGGTAGCATCAGTGCGCGGCGCGGCGGCCGCGGGCGGCCGGTAGCCCATCGCCTGTGCGACCTTGGCCAGATCGACGTTGTAGCCCTTCATCAGACCGGCAACGACGTTGACGCCGTCGCCATCCATCAGGCGCTTCTCGACGTTGGCCCAGCCTTCGACGAGCTTCTGCTCGGTCCAGCCGCCGGCCTTCATCTTGTCGCGGTAGGGCTCGAAAATCTTGTCGACGGGCTCGTAGCGCTTGCGGAAGTCGGCGATGTCCTGGGTTTTGCGGGTGAATGCCGCTTCCATGTCCTTGTGACGGCGCAGCAGCAATTCTTTCGCCTCTGGCGCGAGCTTGGCGAATGTCTCTTTGTCCTTGGCGGACCATTTTCCGGTGAGCTCGCCGACGGCCTTTGTCTCGGCGGCGGTTTTCTCCGCGGTCTTTTCCTCGTCGGTTTTTTCCGGCTCGGCCGCGCCTTCTTCGGTCGCCGGCTTCTTGGCCGCGGTATCGGCCGCCTTCTCGGTGCCAGTATCCGCGGCGGCTTCATCGCCTGCAGCATGCTCGCCCTCGGCCGCGCCGTTCGTCGGCTTGGCCGCCTTCGGCTCCGGCTTATCCCTGGCCGCCGCCTCCTCTTCCGAGGTGACAATCGCGGCGGCGAGCGCCGAACGGATATCATCGGCTGGCTGGGATTCGGCTTGTGCGCCGCCAGTGCCGTTTACGGCTTCGTCCATGAAGGCTCCTGATTTGCGCTCATTCGCCGAGCGCGCGTTTGATATCGCTCACACGGTCACGCTGGGCATCGCGCGCGGATGGCGCGTCGCTCGGCGCCGGACAGCGATCATTTCCGACTTCGACGTATCCGTTGCGGCGCAAGAACTCGCGGTGCTGGCGACGCCCGGTGATCACGGGGCGCTTGCCATCGCAGGCGACATCGGAGCCGGCCGCGCGATATGGCTCGATATCGGAGATCACGCCAAGCGGACGTTGGCGCGATTGCGACGGAGGCGCGTTGTCGAAATCTCGGATCTCGACGATGCAATCCATGTCGCGATCATAGCGGAAGCGGGTCATTAGGCGAATGCCTCCTGACTTCCATCGCAGATGTCCTCGAAAAGAGCAAACTCTTCGATCGTAAAAATTCTCTCCAGTTCGTCTATTGTTTCTTGCTTTGGCATCCATCCCGATATGGCTCGCGCGGCGCGCTCCGAGATTTCATGTGCAGATGCCAAATATGCTTGTTGGGCCGGCCAAAACTTTTGTGAACGATGATAGCATGTCGTCATAGCTATTTCGCGAATGTTCGATGGACTATCTTGAATGGATGCCTGACGCGCGTTGTACGAGACAATCGCGCGATTGCATAATCGAATTAATATGCTGATCAAACGAATCATTTATTATTTCCATCCGCCGGCCCGTTCATCGCCTGATCGAGCATATTGCCGAGATGCTTGCGCCGCGCCGCGCCGTTCACGCCATGCTGATTGAGATCGTCGAGCGGAATCGAGATCGTCCAACGCCGATCATCACGCGCCACCGTGTAGATGCAGGTGCGCTTTGTTGTATCATATCCGGTCGAAACGATTTCCCGTTCCAGATTGATCATGATGTGCTCTCGGGCTTGGGCGCGCCATCGTTGAACACGACACCGATTCCCATGATCGAGTTTTCGGTGATGATCTCGGTGTGGTCAAGGGTGCCCTTGATCTCGTTCCACAGGCGCGGAACCTCGACGGCTTGGCCGGCGCGGTTGGCGAAGCCTTCCGGGGCGGCGATGTCATGCAGAGCGACGATGCGGCCCATGTTGCGGTAAAGGGCCCAATCGGCGCTCACACCTTCGTAGCTGTGGTCGCCATCGATCAGGACGGCGCCATAGGGATCGCCGGAGCGCTGGCGGACACGGCGGAAGACTTCTGGCGCCGTCGAAGGCCCGAACACGCAACGCACGTCGCGGCCTTCCTTGCGCAGCCGGCACATACAGGCGAGCAGATCCTCGGCCGAGCGATCGTCGCCGAATGGGCCACCTGGGAAATCCAGCGCGACGCCATTCGAGCCACGCGGGAGCGCCATCATGATCCGTTCGAACGTCCCGCCGTAGCGTGCGCCGATCTCGAGATAGGAGCGCACGCCGCGCGCCTGCAGCAATGCGATAAACGCCGCAAGCTCGTCCTGGTGTTGCAATGAGGCAGGATGCTCCGGCGTCGAGATGCCGAAGTCGGATTTGTGGCAGTAGAGCGCGGCCGCCTGATGCGTCATGTCAGCCTCGATGCGTCACGAGATTCTATATGAGTCAGGCGCGCGCCCGTAATAGCATCCTGTCGCGCGCCGCGCTCGGCTTCAAGCGCAAGTTTACGGGTTGCATCCTGCGATGTCGCCGCGATGTCGAGCGTTTTGATGCGTGCGTCGGTGGCGATTTTCTGCTCTTGGACGGCAAGTTTTTGCGTCTCGGTCTGGCTGCGGCTGTCGATCTCGTGCTTGCGCAAGGCGAGCGCGGCCGGGCTATCCGGTGAATCCTTCTGCGGCGGTTGCTGGCTCGGATGCGGCGGCAACGCCGCGATGGCATCGAACGCCTTCTCGATCGTCTCCTCGAGCCCGCGCGCGGTCGGAAAGGCGCGCACGCCGAACAGCGTGATTTGCTTGGCGAGCTCGGCCATCGCCGGATTGCCTTGGGCGATCGGAATAACCTGCTGCATGAGCGGGATGAACTCGCCCAGGAACTCGGTGCGAGCTTTCTTTTCCGCCTGCTCGTCCGGCGCGATCGTCGAGTCGGCCTCGATATCGATCTTGAAGCCATGCACGCCGTCTTCCTTGATCAGCGCGACCGCGGCGGAGAAGTCCTGTTGCTTTTGCGCGTTGGCTTGCTGGATCTGCTGGACCTTCTGCTGTGCATCCTTCCACTGCATCATTGCCTGCGCATAGGCTTGGATCTCAGGATCGGGCGGCGGCGCCGGGGCGGCCGGCGGCCCTTCCGGACCGGCTTGCCCCGGCGCCGCGCCACCGCCCATGCCAGGCATCGCCACCACGTTGCTTTGCCCTGGCGCGCCGGCGGGTGCCGGCGGTTGAGCAGCGGCGTGTTGCATCGCCAGAAGCTTCATGGTGACGGATGGTGAAGCCTGCGGCATCGGCGGGAGTTGTGGAACGGGTGCGAGCACCGGAAACCCGGTGATCATTGAGATTGTCTTTTCCGAAAAGTGCTCGGCGATCACGCCACCCATCAGGCGAAAGAGATCGCGCGCAAACCGAGCGACGTCCTTTTGCTGCGGCGAGATGCGGCGGGTGGCGAATACCGCCTTGAGCTCTTGGGCCCCGAGTGTTTCTTCCGGCTGAGTCATGCCGCGCATAATGTCGCCGATGCCGGTGAGCTCGTAGAGCACGGCCTTGACGCGGTCACGCGCATTATAGAGCTGAATCAGCGTCTCGGCGACTTGCTGGATCGGAAACCATTCGATGAAGCTCTTGAGGCCGCCCTTGTCGCTCCAGTTCTGATAGTCGTGTATCGGGATTAGCCGATTTTCGGTGCCTTCGGCGATCAATTGCTGCAGAACGGCCTTCTCTTCACCCGGATAGATGCCGCTGACCTTAAGCGCGTTCGTGAGTTTATCGATACGCGCCGTGAGGCTGTCGAGCTCACGCGCTTGGTCCTGATACTCAGCATAGTCCGGCACCGGGATACGGGTTTCGTTGGTCGTGGTCGCGAGCAGCGGATCCGGGTTCGGGAAGAAGTCCGGCAGCTCGAGCGGATCGTCTTGCGTGTCAAGGATCAGCCCGCTGGTGCCGGGCGCGATCCAGATGACCTGTTTTTTGACCTTATCCCAATATTCGTGGACGATCGCCTTTTTGTAGAGGTCGGGCGGCGGTTCGGCCTTGACGGCCTCCGAAAGGCCCTTGGGGATGTAATCGAGCTCGACCTTGTCGGCATTGGCTTTGCCGAACCGTTCCGTCAGCTCCTCGCGGGTGAGATAGGAACGATAGCGCAGCCACGGCACCTCGGCCCATTGGCGCGCTGGGCCCTCGCGATAGTCTTCCCAGAAAACATACTTGGCGACCACCTCCTCATAATCGAGGTTGCGCAGCGGCTCGCCTTTTTTGTCCTCGTCAGCGTCGCCCTCATCACCTTCGTTGTCGACGACAGAGTCGGCACTTTCGCGCGCCTCGAATTCTTCGTCGTCGGGCTCGTCGTTGTCCTCGTCGGTCTTCGCCTGCACCTCTCCGTTTGGCTCGCCGCCTTCATCCGATGCGGCTTTCTCATCGCCTTCCGGCGCCTCGATCGGCTCGCCGAAATGCGGCACGTAGAGCACGCGCGCAACGCCGCGACCTGGCAAAAGCCTGTCCTCGACGCACGCCTTGACGACGCTATCAAAGTCGAACGCCGACGCCGAATAGGACAGGCAGCGCTCGAGTAATTGCGACGCATAGCGCGCGACAGGCGAGGGATCCTTGAACCGACGATCGACGTCGGGCTTGGGCGTGCGCGCATAGAGCGTCGGCTTCAAGGTCTGGACGTTGGACCACAGGATATTGAAGCGATGCACGTTCGCGTCGGCTTCTGGCCGCTCGTCGCGATAGCGCTGGACGATCAGACGTGCGCGCTTGATCCAGGCGCGCTCGTCCTTCTCGGCAACGGCTTCCTGGCCCTGCCAATAGTCGAAGATCGCCTGATCTCCAGTGCCGAGATCTTCGCGTCCTTCGATCGTCTGGCCGGCTGTAGCGACGTCAACCATTTCCGATCTCTACTTTTTCAATCCACCAACGGCCGGTTGCCTCATCGTAGTCTGCTCGATAGGGCCCCGATCGCAAAATGTCTTTCAACCAACCTGGAAGCATTGAAAGCAAACGCTGGGCCTTTGCTGCCTCTGTTTTCAATTCCTCCGGAATCTCCCTTATTTGAACCGCCATCAGTCACCCTTCACGATTGTCTGGCCTAGGAGCCGGAAATTCTCGAACCGGCATTCCGGATCGGTCGGCAGCGGAAACCCCCGCGCCTTCATGTGGTCGCGGTATTCTTGGACCGCCGCCGTGAACATGTCACCGGGAATCTCGAACGGCTGATCAAGCAAGCCACGCGGGCGACGTGTCAAGAATGTGGCGACCTTTTGCACATGCGGCAGCGTCGGTAGGCGCGGCGACGGGTTCGGCCGCCCAGGCGCACGGACTGCGCGCAGCGCCGGCATCAGTCGGCATCCTTACCGCCGCGAGGCCTGCCCTTCGCCGATTCGGATTTCTCATGCATCTTCATCAGCTCGCTTTTGAGCGACGAATGTTCCTCATCCGCACTCGATTCGTGCTCCATTCCGCCGTGCGTCATCCGGATGCGCGCCGTGCGGCGCTCGCCGTTCTCTCCCGACGATTCGTCGGCGTGCTCGACATGGCCTTCGCCGTGGAACGTCACCCGATCTCCGTGGCGGAGCTCTCCGGCCTTCATGTTCTTGAGGTGATGGTGATCAAGGTGCAGCATCGGGCCCTCGTGATCCTCCGCATTGGCCGGGACGCCCATGCCGCTCGAGCCGAGCGAATCCTCTTCGGCGCGGCGATCGGCGGCGGTGCGTTTGAGCGGGTGCATTTTCATGGGAGTATCCTGTGATGTTCCGTCTATGGATCAGGCTACAGCACTCAACGGCGAATTGTCGTTGGCCGACGTCTGAATCGTGAACGTCACGATCGGGCAAGCGTTGGCTGCTTCGCCGCTCACATCACGCGACGTGGATGGCCTGAAAGCACCCTGGATGCCGATATAGCTCGGAAATCCAGGCGTCGTAGTCGTGAGAGAGTCGACGCCGGCTGAGCCCGACCACGTATTTGTCGATCCTGTGTACGTGCGTGTTCCGGTCGTCTTGAGATCGACAACAGGCGCCCATGTTGATCCCACTAGACTTCCGTTGAACACTTGCCCGTTGTCAAACGGACCCCCGATATGGAGACCGACAGCCGCGCCCGTATCGGCCTGCGAGACCGCAACGATGAGCGACGATAGCGCCCGCGTCATGAGCGGATCAGTCGTCGGCGTGCTATTCAGATCGATGACCGGAACGCCGGGGTGCGCGGCCTGCTGAGCCGCGATGCCGTTCGTGCAGGTATAGATGCGGTTCGAATATGTCGCTGGCCGCGCGTTTTGTGCTCCGACCTGAGACCAATCCAGAACGCTCGTCGATCCCGTGCAGCCGGAAAAGTTGATCGTCTTGGCGACCGCGGCGCGCACGCCGGTCACAGCCGCCGGCAGCGCCGCATATCCGCTTAACGTCGTCTGCACGTAGGTGTTGGTGCCATCGCCCGTCACATCTGTCACGCTGAATGGTACGACATATCCAGAAGCGCTGTTGCTGAGAAACATATCCGCGCCCGGCACAGCCCAAGTGACGGGATTTTCGATCGCCAACGGAATTGTCATCAGGCCGCCAGTGGTTATCGTGACACCATTCGCGGCTGTGATCGCCGTGTCGATGATCCCGGCATAGTCGAATATTCCAGCCGCGCCAAGATTGCTGTTTGTGCAGTTAATCGCTGACGTGATCCCGTTCGAAGTCGCGCCCGGCTTGATGCCAGAGAGCGTCGAATTATTAATGTTGAACACCCCAGGCGAACCGATCACGGCTTGGGTCACGTTCACATTATTCAACGTGAGCGTATCGTTCCCGGATGCACTGAAAAACTGAAATCCGTGGATCGTTCCACGATTGAATGTCGCCGCCTCCCATAGTTTGTCTACTTCCCAAAACGCGATATTCGGAGCGACGGTGTCGTTGAATGTCACGTTTTGATTTTGCGAAATGTTAGCACCGAATGCCGTAAATACCGGACCGTTATAGGTGATCGTTCGTCCATTGCTATTGAGCAGCGTGTTTCCAGGCCCATCCCACCCAATATAGGCACCCGAGCTATAGACCTGCGTGACATTCCAGCTCGCAGGCATGACCCACAAGGCCGCAGCGCCACTGCCTGGCCATGTTGACTTGTAGCCAAACTTGAGCGGCGATTGAAACGTGATCTGTCCGGTCCCCACGTTGATATTGGTTATGAACACGAACTCATGGAAAAATTGGTTGATCGGAGCTCCGCCACCCTGAATGACGTCGCCAGCCATGAAATTCCATGTATTGACGGTGAACTTCGACGTATCCGCAGAAGTGACAAGCGTGACAGAGGTTGCTCCTGCGGCGACGGTTTGTGTCAGCGCGGTATGCGCTGCATCGATCGTCTGGCCATTGGTCCCGAGCGCAAATCCGTTTCCCTTGAAACTGATGACATGACCCGCAGCACCCGGCGCTGCAATGTTTCCGTTAAGTGTGACCGTATGCGCGCCGCTGTTGATGGATTGCACCGTGAGAGTGCCGTCGAGTACGGCCTGATTGGTGTCGTCGATCACCAGCATTCCGGCCGTAACACCAGACGGTATGGCGCCAGAGAATGTCAGGACAGGCTGACCGGCGCTGCCCGAGACCGCGGTTAGATTTAATGCATTCGTCATCGTCGCCCCGTTGGGCGTGAAGACAAGGTTTGTCACTCCATTGAAAAGAGAGCCAGCGCCAGCTCCGAAGAAATATCTATTCCCGGCGTTTTCAGTAAAACAGATTGTCTTTCCAGGATTCGCCGGCTGATAGGTGTTGATTGCGAAGTCGAGAAACGATCCCGTGCCTACGAACGCCGCGGTATCGTCAACGAGGCCGGAGCCGACCGCACCGAAATCCGCATTGGCGTTTTTGGTGACGTCGCAAGTCTGTCCACTTCCATGCCAAAATGCATGTGCGATAATGAACGTCGGAACACAAAAAACAGCAGCGTAAAATATCCTTCTCATTTTCAGTTCTGCAAGAATGTGTCGATAGTGCTTCGATCGCCCGACGACACCGCACCTTTCGTCACGACATAGCGGCGGATTGTACAATCGCACGGTAAACCACCAGAACCGGCACCATCACCGATAGAAATCTGACCCGTCGCCCCCAGAGTAAAGGAGGCTGCCTGAGGCGTTCCAGCGACGTTGTTCAAGTACGTAGAACAATTCACATTGTCACAAATCACCGCAAGCCGAGATGGCGTATTCAAGCTTATGGCTGATGCTGGAATATTGGATCCGTTCTGCACCATCTCGAATGCCGGTGCTGTCAGACCAACAATCGCGGCGATTGAGGTTGCGTTGTTGAAGTCCGTAGTCTGTCCGTTCGCCGTGAACGAGGTGACGCGGCCGAAGTTGGGACTAAGCGACGTTATGATAGCTGAAATGAAAAAGCCCGGCTGGTTTGAACCAAACGAAACAGCGGCGGAGGTCGTGGCAAGATATTGGCCGCTCAAATTAACAAAAGTTACCCCGGCCTTTCCACCAAAGGTCGCGGCGCCAAAAGTCGGTGAGACCGGAGCGGATTCGCCCGCTACCGAGTTCAGTCCTTCAACATAGGCGTTGGCGCTTCCGTCGGTCCATGAGGTGACGGATGCCCCAGTCTTCACAATACCCTGGTCGGCATCCCAACAACCAACAATCGTCGTCGACACACCCGCAATTAGGGTTACACAGGCGGTTGCGGCGCCACCTCCTGGCGCCCCGCATCCGGCCCCCGTTAGAGCTATGGTGCTTCCGCATGCCCCGAACGCCGGACTGACCAGCGGCGCACGTGACGGCCACCCAGCGCCAATCAGCAGGACACATGCGACGAGGGATGCCAGCCAGAGCGCGCGTTTCATTGTTCAATCAGGACTGGTTGGAGGATCACGGAGCGATGACATAGGATATTTCTCCGGATAGGTCGCCTGATCCAGATTGAAACAGACAAAGGTCGTGCGCGACGGTGACAGTCGCACCGATTGTTCCGCCACCGTAGGCATTTCCGCCGTTCGCTGCTTCCGAAAGTCCGTGTGTTGCCGTCGTCGCACCAATGACGGCGTGCGCCGCAGTGTCGCATTCTGTTGACACCTTGGTGCCATCCGCGATCGACCACACCGTGGCGGCAGATGCCCGCAAATTGAGAAAGCAGACATAAAGGTTGTTCGAAGCTACGCCCGACACAAGCTTGAGCGTCGTGGTACCCGTCATGCTGATCGCCAAGGGCGTTTTCTTGTAACGCAAGCACGGATCGTCACTGACGTAGCCGATTGACTGCGTGGTGTTGGCGCAAGGGGTAGCACCGCAGCCAGGAATTGCCGCCGCCGTGTTGGTCGCAATCGTCGCGAGATTTCCGCCCGTCTCCAGCGCGAAGTTTCCAGCCGCCGCCGACCCACTCCCGCCCCATCCCGCTGCCAAACCTGCGCCGCCAGCAATCACCACGAGGTTGCTTGCTGAGCCCGTTTGGTCGATGCAGGCGATGTGCGTGTTGCTGCCGACCGTGAGTTGCGTCGTGCCACCAGGCTGGATCACGATCTTGCTCGCGGTCGCTGTGCCGGAGCCGACGGCGAGCACACAGGACACGGCAGCCGTTCCGGTATTCGTGACGAGAACGCTAGTGCCGGCCGGAAGCGCAACGTCGGCACTCGATGCGGTCGCGGTCAGCGTCGCGTAGACGCCGCCTGGGGCGAAGCCGGTGATCGAGGCGGAGACACTGGCATTGACGCATTCGTTGCCGTTGACGTCGACCGTAATCGCCCCTTCCTTGAGCGACGACACACTCGACGCCGTGTAGGCGAGCGGCAGCGTCCCGCACGTCGTCACCACGGTCGCATATGACATCGCTTGCGAATGCGCCGGCGTCGGTGCCGCAAGCAGCAGCGCAAGCCAGACCAGCCCCCACGGGAATTGCCAGAGCTTTTTCATCGTGCCGCCCTTCCCTCGAAATACCGGCACCACATCGCCGGAAAGATTCGTCCCTCGACGATCTCGCATTCATGCGCCGCGTAGTGCTTGCAGATGCCGCAATGCTCGGCTTTGGTGCCGCGCGTGTAGCCAGCCTCGGCCTTAGTTTCTTTCTGGCCGGACTTGGCGACGATCGCCGAGGCGATGTCGCCTTTGCGCGCGGTCGCGGCGGTCAAGTTTGCTCGGCCTTCGGAATGATAACCTCGATGGACGGCTGCGGCTGCACCCATGCGAGAAGTGTTTTCGCTTCCGAGATAATCTTGTCGACGGTCATTCCGCTCGGTCCGTGCAACGCGATCGACTGCTCGATTGCCCAGCGCCTCAGCGCAACATCATCGCCCATGGTCAAATCCTCGCGTTCGCCGGTTGCTTGATTTGGCCCAGCCGCCATGCCTCTTCCATCGTCATCTCGGTCGCTCCGCGGATCTCGCCGGGCTCGTCGATCTTCATCGGCTCACGCCACGAGAGCGAAAGTCCGCGCCAGCCGTCGGCGCCATGCGATGCCCAGTTGTGCGCCGGCGTCTTGCGGAACGTGCGCGCGTCGGGATCCCACTCGGCCTTGTACTCGCGCAGGCACTCGAGGCCCTTAACCGTGCGCTTGGCGTCAAAACGTGCTTTCGGGATCGTGAGCCGGCCCGCGTTGATCCCGTCCATAAGCTTGGCTTGCGGCTGCAGCTTCGGCTTGAAGCCGAGCGCGATCATGCTTTCGATGCGAGTGCGCGCGCCAGGCGCGCCGACCTCGCGCACCTTGGCGTCGTGCGGCACCCAGTCGATGCCGAGATAGTTTCGCTCCTTGCACCATTCCCAATAGTGATCGAAGCCGCAGCCGCTCGATTCGTAGTAGTCGACCACGTTGACGACGCCGGGCCCAACCTGGAAACACCATAGCGCCATCGGATCGTCTACGCCGATATCCCACGCCTTGTGCACCGGTAGCGAGCGATCGACGTCGACTTGGCAGATCCGACCTTCGCGCTCCGCATCCGCCAGCACCCGACCCCAATAGGCGCCGAGCACCGCGGCCTCGAAACTGCAAAAGTATTCTTGCTCGATCAGCGCGTCGCCCTGCTCCTCGCCGAAGATCGCGTGATATTCCTTGCGCTGCGCATCGACGAGGTGCTTGGGAAAGCCGGTTTCCTCAACGGTGAGGATCTCCGCATGCCAGTCAGGCGATGTGCGCGCCATGTCGAGCATGGACTTGGCGTGGTTGCGGCCGCGCGAGCTCGTGATGAACAGCGCCCAGCCGCCATTCTCGGCGACGATCGGCGCGAGATAGGCCCATGCGGCTGGGTTGGATAGCGCCCATTCGGAGAACACGATGCCGGCCGGTGGCGAGCCCACAGTCGCGTCGTAGCGATCGGATCCGACCACCTGCCATGTCGACCCGCATTTGAAGCGGATGAACATCTCGTCGTCATTGGTGTTGGCGCGCAGCGCCTCGGGGAAAGCCTCGTCGATGCGGCGGCGACCGGTGTGCGGATTGACGGCTGTCCAGATTGCTTTACGGCCTTGCGAGTATTCCGGCAGCATATGCCAGTATGTCGCGGGGCGCTGGTGAGCCGCGATAGCAGCCCAGTGAAGGCAGACCTCGTCCTTGCCGGCGCGACGGTGCCAGATCTCAATTGCTCGCTTACCGCCGTTTTCGAGGAAGCCCCACAGGCCCATCTGGTGTGGGCGTGGGCGCCAGTCGTTATGCGGCAGCCTGATCTTTTCCATCGGTCAACGCGCTGAATCGGACGATCTCGACCAGCACCGCGTTGCCATCCAGATCGGTCGGCGAGATTTTGGTCGGCTTGTCGAAGCCGTCGAGCTTGGCGAGCATGGCGCGCGCCTCGAGGCGCTTGGGCATCGTGACCTTGACGACGCCCTTGTCGCTGACCTCAATCGATTCGATGAGCGCTTTTTGCTCCTCGGTCAGAGTTGCCAACGAGCGGACGGTCAGCGAGCGGTATTGCCGCCGGCGCTTGCCGACCTTCACGTATCCGGTGCGCTCCTCGAATAGCTCAGTGCGATCGGCTTCGGCGATGTGTTCGAGCGCGCGGCGATGTTGCAGGCGACGCCAAGCGAGCAGGGCATCGTCGAGCGGGGCAAATTTTTCCTGCAGGAAGATCAGGCGAGCTGCGACGTCGGGCTCGGCCAGCATGCGTTGCGCATTGCCGCGCGGGCGCTTGAAGCCGGCCGTCTCGAAAGCCGCGTAGAGGCTGGCGCCCACAATGAGCTCTTGGCAGAATCGTTCACGGTCGCGGTCGGGATGTGGCCGCGAAGGATCAAATTGTGGCAATTCCGCCACAAGGGCGTTTTCTGGACTCATCGGGACTCAGATTATCCCATTTCAGCCGTGTCGAAAAGGGGCACCGCAGCCAGGGACGGCCACGGCGCCCGTCAAGTCAAAAGAGGGGTAGTTCCAAGAGTAGGCTGGCGATCCGAGATCCGGAATCGCCCTCCTATAAAACGGCAAGAGCCTCAGTGGGAGGGCACCGAGGCTCTGCAGCGTTTACGCGGTACCGTATGGCAGCAGCCCAAGTTCCATAAGTCCGGATGGTCCGGGCTCTGGAATGATTCGCCGGCCAAGTTCCCATTCGTCGGGGGCCGACGGTCAGAGCGTTGTCACCCCTCGCGTTGGGCTATACCGCTCTGATCTGAGGCGCCTCGAGCTCAAGGCGAGTGAGACGCCCGAATATTTCCACCGATGCGCTGACTCGGCCGTGCGTGTCAAGCCTGCATAAATCGTCGATCTCGCCGCGAAACCACGCGAAAGGCCCGCTGATCACCTCGATTGCTTGTCCGAGCGTGAAAGAACCGGGGGGCTTTTCCACACCTTTGTGAAGTTTTCCCTCCTTCGCCATGACAATCTCGATCGCCCAGCCAGGCACGCGACCCGGGCGGCCGGCGTCGAGGAGGGCCGGACTGCCGTTGCCTTGGCAGCGGATCCCGCGCGTCATGCGGATGCCAGCCCAAGGGATGCCGGGATCGGCCGGCGTGAACAGGTAGCCGGGAAACATCGGCGAGATCCCGTCGACCATGCGGCGGCCGCGCCTGAAACGGACGTTGATCGCGGGCAGGTAGATCGAAACGCCGATGTCGCGGAGACCGGATTCGGCACGGCGCTCCTCGCGCGGGTGGGTGAGCAGGACGTGCCAATGGGCGGGAGTTTTGCCGTTGGGCGCGAGCATGCGGGCTCCTGGGAGTTAGCCGTTGGCGAATGCGGCGGCGTCGGCGTCGCTGAGACCGACAGGTTCCACATGACCGGGCGGGAATAGACTCGGAAAATACCAACCTCGCTTGATGCGGCCGTTGACCGTAGCGCTCGTGACGAGGTTCCATCGGCGGCCGCATTCTCGCGTTTTGAAAGCCACCCAAGCTTTCCACGCTCGTGTTCCCTCAATTACGAAAATCTGCTTGGCCTTCTGATCGATGATCGCACCCATAGGCTCTATGGGTGGTGGCTGATACGCCCGAGGTTGTTCCGCAGGATCGAACGGCGGCGACTCTTCTTCCTTGGATGGTTTAGACTCGGATGGTTCTGCATTATATGCGCGGCCAACTATGGCCGACGGACCGTCGGCCAAAACGGGTGTGTCAGCGGTAAAGTCACCGTCGGCCAATCTGGCATTGCCGTCGGACTCCGTTGCCGACGGCTCTACTACATCTTGTGTGTCACCATCATCGTCGTCTTCCGGAACTTTTTGGCCCCATTCCCATGCCTGAGACTCGCGACCGAACAGAATCCAGTAATCAGTCGACCGTTGTTTGCCGTCGTCGCCCTTTCGGAGTTGCTTGCGCAGATAGCCGTTGCGCACCAGAGCTCCGATGTAGCGGAATAGGCTTCTCGTCGGGATTGATGCCTCGCGTTCGATCGTCTCGAGCGCAAGCCAGCAATAGCCGTCCACGTGGTTGGCGTGATTGGCGATCGATACGAGAACGAGTTTCGGCTTCGGCGGGAGTCTCTGCTCCAACGCCCATGCCACGGCTTGAATGCTCACGTTTTTCCCTCGTGGTGCGAATCAGTCAGAAACGCTATCGGATTTATCGCCAAGCGACGCAGCGACCGGTGAAGCTAGGGCCGCCGTTACGAGCTCGTCAACGAGCCCGCGCGCAATCGCGCCTTCGATGATCAGACGGCCGAGTGTGGCGCGCTTGATCTGCTTGGCGCGGCCGCGGCGCGCGAGTTCCTTGTCATCGGCGTCGCGCAGGCGGACCGAGATGACGGCGCGGCAGGCACGGTCGGGCGGCGTATTCTCCGGCGGATCCTCGACAATCTCGATCGCCAACGGCGCGAGGCTGATATCCCATGCCGCCGTGACGCGCTCGAGCACACTGAGAGGCCAGCCGATGGCGTTGGCGAGATCCTCGGGCGGTATCGTTCCGGCGTGACGGCGGATCATGCGGCGGGTGCTCGGGGGAATCTCGAACATCAGTCGCACCCGGGCCCGATCTCGCCGCTGTTGTGCGGAGCCGTGAAATCCTGCCACCGGCGCCAGCCGGCCGGGCAATGAAAGCCCCAGTCGCGCACGCGCGGACCGGTAATGAACAACGAGAGGCTCGGCCCGGCTGTGAGCTCGACGCGGTGCGCAGACCGAGGGCCGCGGAACTTGAGATCGCCAGCCACGTATCTCTTCCGCTGATGGATGCCGCCTTGTGGAATTGTGTGCTCGGTGTATTCGCCCTGCAGCAGCAACGAGCAATTCATCCACGGATGATCATGCAAGGCGCGATCGTCGTCAGAGCGAATAAACCTATGCAGATATACATTGAAAAACCTGTTTCTCGGGATGACAAACCAGCGGCGCATGTAATCGTCGCCGGGTTTTCCGATGATAAAATCCGGCCGCCATTCGCGCTCCATCCGAAGCATGCGACCAGCGATCCATTTGACGATACGATCTGGTGCTTTCATGCGGCCTCAGTGGACTTTTCGAGTATTTCGCCGGTTTCAGGGTCGACAACCTCATTACCCCAGGCATCCCATCCAGGCCGCGCCGCTCCGCGCCGATTAAGCTCGATCTTAGGTATTGTCGGATACCATGTTTCGATCAGTTTTAGCACCTCTTCCGGCTTGGCCGAGTGCTCGCCGCTGGGCGCGTCGATCACCGATTCGGGTTGAGTGCCCATGGCCGGAGCCGGGATCGCACCGCGCGTTCCGACTAGCAACAACTCGTGCACCGATCGGAACCAGTATCCGGTACCGATGCGCGACTTCCGCCAGATCGCTTGCGATTTATAGTCGAAGCCCCAAGCGCCCATGACTACGAGCGCGTGCGGCATCATCGGTCCGGTTGCCCACAGGAAAAGAACGCAGTCTCGGGCCGCGATTGAGGGCACGTCGCGCGCCGCGATCACCTCTGTGCATGAGGTGGGATAGTGGTTGTCGGGCGCGCGGTCCATGCCGGTCTCGCGCGACCACGGTTCGAAACGCCACTCCGGATCCGCAAGGATCACGCCGTATTTTCGCTTGGGCAGCGAGCATTGCATCGCGCCGAGCACGCGCTCGTGATTCGCTCGGCGTTCCTGCTTGGTCGCGGTCGAAACGTCCTTGAGCACGTCGACTGCGCCTCGAGCGATGATGCGTTCGCGCTGGCGGCCCATCATGGCCTCAAATGCCTGCGCGGAAATTGATGCTTTCTTTTGAGCTCTACTTGAAAGATTCTTCTTTATTTTCAAGTCTGATAGCGTGATCGGAGGAGGGGAAACCGGTCCGTTGCCCGGACCGGTTTTCGGGCGCCCGCCGCGCGCGAGGCCATATGTCTCCTTTTGGGCCAGCAGCAAGAGACCGAGTTCCCGTTCCGCTCGCTCTCTGATGTCGATCGCGTCGGCCTCCATCCCGGTGTTTCCGGCCTGTTCCGCGTAGAGGCGAGCGCGGGCCGCCCAATCCAGAATGCTCTTGACCTCGTCAATGCCCTTTGCCTCCGCAAGAGCGGCGCGCGCGGCGTCGTAGCGGAGGAGGGAGGTCATCGATTCGCGATCTCAAGAAGGACATCAGCGTGGCACGGAGCGAGCGCGCTGCACCAGCATGCGAGATTTTTTCCGGCGATATGTTCGCGCACGAACGGCCAGATTGCCTCATCTTTGCCGATGCAGCCACGGAAGCGCCGCACGGCCGTCTCGGCGTCATCGCAGACAAATTCGGGGTGCTTAAAGTCCCAACCCCAGCGACGAATGATCTTTCGATCACAAGGCTCGCCGATCCGGAAAGGATTGCCGAACAGCGTCGTCCTGTCGACTTTCACTGCCGCTAAGCCATTTACCGCCCGCGAATGAGCCTGGAGGTTGAAACCTTTGTGGCGGGAAAGTTGAAGGCGGATGGGTGCATGACTCATTTCACGCGTTCCCCATTCTGCGTCACCAACTTCGGCCGCGAGCGTTCTGGCGCGCAGCCCATCCGCGTCGCAACGTGATAGGCGAAATTCTCGGCTGACACCTGCGATTTCCAATCCAAATCCATCGGATGCGGATGCGGCACCCAAGGAAGATTTAGGACAGTCGCGGTCATCAGGGTTTTTCCGGTGACAGATTATAGTTGGATAGGTGCAACCCGGCCCGCCAATGCTATTGCCGGGTCACTCCCATCTCATGCAACAAGTAAAGGGGCTATGTTGTGAGTACGTGCAGACACCTTAGCACCTCCTTGTTAGCAACCCCGGCGGCGGCACCGGGTCTGCTGCAGCCTTGCGGCTAAAACCTAACCGAGAATGTACGCGGCCGCGGCGCCGATCAGCGCCCACAGCGTGAGCGAAACGATCGCCCATCCGGCCAACAAATAGCCGAACGGAAAGCCGCGTGAGCGAGGTTTCAGGGATTTGGGCGCGACACGCGGCGCCCGAGCTCGGCGCGTCGGAAAGGCGATGACGGTCATTCTGCCGCCTCCTTCAATTTTCGCATGTTCCACAGCGAACGCGTTGCCTTCTTACCTACTCGCTCGAGCGCCTCCGTCAGCGCCACGAAAGTGTCGGCGGGAAACCGGCCGGCGGCACGCCAATTCGAGACCCGCGTGGGCTTGAACCCCAGGATTTTGGCCGTCGCGCTGGTTCCGCCGAGCGCATCGATAACCTCGTCGACCGTTTCCAACATGTTCGAAATCTATTCAACTTTTTTGAATTGCGCAATAGCATGACGATTCAATCACCGATCACGAAAACGTGAATTCCAACTTTCTTGGAATGGGAGCACAGTCCAATTTAGTTGGACTTGTTTCACATGAAACAACAAGACGTGAGGGGGATACCATGTCCGTCATAGCCTACCCGCCATTGCAGCCCTACGAGCGCACGCCGCTTGCTGCGCTGCAACAGGAACTCGGTCAATGGGAATGGCTGCTCGATGCCGCGAACGGGGAGCGCTGGGACGATCACCGCGGCATAATGGCCCATCGCGACCAGTGCGCGGCCGAACTCGCGCGACGGCAGAGCGCCGGGAGGGCAACATGACCGATCCGCTCCCGAACCCGTTTCTCACCTATCCGCCCAAGCCGAAGGTCGTGGCGCCGTCCAGGCCCGCCAAGCCCGCGACCAAGAAGGTGAAGCGATCCCGCCGGCCGCCGCGCAAGAGGAGACAATCCCGATGAATTTCGAGCCAATCGCCAAGCGTTCCGTCGTCGTTGACGGCCACAAGACGTCGATCAGCGTCGAGAAATGCTTTTGGGACGAGCTCAGGCGAATCGCCGCCGACCGCGACCTCGCCATCGGCGAGTTTGTAGGCGAGATCGCCGACCACCATCCCGCGAACCTCTCTTCTGCCCTTCGGCAGGTCGTACTGGCTGACCTGCTGAGCGCGCGAGCATCATTGTCGCCCCCTGTGCTCGCGCCTGGCGCCCCTGCGGCTGCACTCACCCGGCCGCAGGGGTTGCCTTCCGATGGCGGAGAGTAAGGCATGGCACCTCCGCGCAAGATTTTCACCGTCGAGCAGCGCCGTGCGGTCGGGCGCGCCAAACAGGCGAGATATGCCGAAAACTACAAGGGCATGTCCCACGGTCACATCATGGCGATTCCGAAACCGACGCTCGAGATGATGACGGAGCGCGAGTTTGCGCTCGGCGCGCCGCGCACGCTTTCCCAAGAGCTCTGCGGCGACCCCCTGCGCGGTCGGTCGGCACTCGACAAAATGCGAGTCTGCGCGCCATGATCATGGTCAACACGTCACTGCATCCATGACCTATTACAACGAGGCTTCAAACCAAAGGAACCTATCAATGCGCTGCTGGGCTTTATTTCCTCTGACGTATATCGTCTGCGCCATGCTGACGTTTGCGTGGATTTATGATGACGGCTGGAGCGACGATCAATACCACCAAACGGATCGACAATTCAGCAGTTTCGCCGGCGCCGTGAGTTGGCCGATCTATTGGTCCGGAAAGGGCGCGCTATACGTCGTCCGGGCAGCCAAGACCGGGTCAAAATCCGCAAAGGCATGCATGGATGCAGATGGCAATTCATGGGCGCCGGAGGACGGCGTCTGCCGTTTCAAGCGCAAGGAGTCGAGTGTCCGACCCGAGATGGGAAATAACTTCACCGCCAGTTCCGCAATTGCTGGGATGGTGTGCCAAGTAAACACTGGCGGCGTCACGCTCTGCACCACAAGACCTTAGCGATCCAACCATACGGAAACGGAGAACACGCCATGATGGAATTTCTCTATGCGGCGCTGATCGTCGTCGCCATCGGATCTGCCGGCATCTTCATCGGGTGGCGCGTCGTCAAGTTCATGACGGCGAACTGACCATGTGGCTGCTCGTATGGCTCTGCGCATCCTGCGGCGCGTTCCAGCCGCCTGGCGACCTGATGCCGCCGACGCTCATGCCGACGCATGGCGCGTGTATGGCGCTGCTGCACAGCGAGTGGATCAAGGTCGATGCGCGCGTGCTGCATCTCGAGCCGGCGTGCGTGCCGCTTACGTGGGACATCTGACGAGAGGAGATCACTGGATGAGCACGCCGCCGCTTTTGCGTAAGATGAATGAGAGACAGGTTGGCGAACTCGTCATCTACAACCGGCGCATCATCGAGCCGCTCAGTCAATGTTGCGTTGCACATAGTTTCCCGAATAACGACAAAGCCGCCGCGGCGGCCGCGGCAATGAACGAAGTGGCGGATTGGTTTGGTATCATCAAGACGCGAGCGGAAGGCGGTCGGCCTAATTGCCAGGATGAACTTGAGCGCATTGCGATCGCCAATGGGGGAAAGCTAGGGGATGGCGCCGGACAAGAAACCTATGACCGCTGCACATCCGTAGTGCAGCGAAAAGAGCAACTATAGGGAAACAGCAGACCCATGAACGACGCCGAACTATTGAAGGAAACCGCCGCGGCCCGCCGCGCCGCTCACGACGCCCCCAAGGGCGACAACGGATCGCGCGCCTGGGCGGATCGCTCAAACGATTGGATGCGGCTCGCGGCTGAAGTCGATCGCCGCGGGCTTAAGCAGCCGGAGATTTCCCGATGACAGATATGCAGACCAACAGAATGAGCGAAGCGCGCATGTCGCGTATCTTTGGTTTCGGTTATGGCATTTTTGCCGGCGCCGGAATAACGCTTGCAGCGACGGGAGATCCTTTGGCCCTCATTGCCACCGGCGTAGCCGTCGTTTGCTGCGTCATCTCCAGCGTGAAATTTGATTAGGGCGCGTCAGTGGATCAGGAGAAATCAGGATGAGCAATTGGGGGAACTGTCCGCTCTGTCGCGAATACGATATTTTGAGCGGAAGTCGGTTTTTGATCCATCGCTGCAAGCCGGCGTGGGAATGCCGGATGGAAACAGATGATGCCGATGACTGGCGAACGGTCCATGCTGGTGATGACGAAACTGCCGCGGAGAAGTTTGCGGAAGAACGCGACCGCGACAGCGGGGATTACCCAATCCTCAATAGTGGAGGTGATGAATACTACATCTTTGTGCGCAAGCCCGGCGAGACTGAGGTGACAAAGTTTGCCGTCTCTGCGGAGAGTATTCCGCACTATTCTGCCGTAGTTACCGACTGATCCGCATATGGCCCGTCAACGGATAAATAAATGCGCGTCCTGATCGCCTGCGAATTTTCTGGTGTGGTGCGTGAGGCTTTTCGTGCTCTCGGCCATGACGCTTGGTCATGCGATCTCTTACCCGCGGAAGATGGTAGCCCCTATCATCATCAGCTAGATGCGATCGACGTTATCCTGTGGACCACAGGAGGTGAATGGCGCAACGAGCGCAGCGCATGGGATCTCATGATCGCGCATCCGCCATGCACCCATCTGGCGGTCAGCGGAGCCCGCTGGTTCAAAGAAAAACAGACCGAGCAGGCCGACGCGCTCGCATTCGTCCGCGCGCTCCTTGGCGCCCCTATTGAACGCATCGCTCTGGAAAACCCGATCAGCATCATCTCGTCGCGCATCCGAAAGCCAGACCAGATCGTGCAACCATGGATGTTTGGGCACGGAGAGACCAAGGCGACATGCTTGTGGCTCAAAGGACTGCCGTTGTTGAAACCTACCAATATTGTAGAAGGGAGGTCTCCGAGAATCCATTGGATGTCGCCGGGGCCGGAGCGCGGGAGAGAGCGAAGCCGCACCCTACCGGGCATCGCCGCAGCTATGGCGGCACAATGGTCCAACGTGAACTCGTCAACAAACTCAGGAGAATGAGATGACCAAGAAATCAGATACTCTTTTGGTGGCGGAAAATACAGCAGATGAATTCCGGCAGTCCGCCCGTGAAGTGGCTGCTGCATGGTGCAATTTGTCTAACAGAGCCCTCCTTGCGGGGATAGAAATCCGAGTCACGTTTTATACGGCGCCAGACGGGAGGCTTCAAACAATCGAGCCCCTACTCTCCAAAGTTATTCGGTAAATTTTCGTCGGGAGATTGAGCGATGCAACGAATAATCGATTCATCGGCATGGACGGGGCGCCAGCCGCGACCGAAAAGGTTCTTTGTGAACTTCACGGTCGACATAGCAGAGCCGCGAGGGCTGTGGTTTTGGGGTGATGATTTCAAATTCGTCACGGCCCGCATAACCGGGTTTTGGTGAGCTTTCGTCACTGGATACGGATCATGCCTAACCACTATCTCGAAAACGACGCAGTGATTTCGGAGTGCGGCAAATATCGTTACCTACTGCGCCGCGCTTGGGATCACGCGAAGCCGCGCGCGCTGTTCATCATGCTCAATCCGTCGACCGCAGACGCGCGCGCGGATGACGCCACGATCCGATCTTGCGTGCGTCTCGTGAGCGGTATCGGTTATGGAAGTATGGAGGTCGTCAATCTGTTCGCATGGCGCGCAACCGACCCAAAGGACTTGCCGACGCCCCCCTCCGCAGCCATTGGGCCGAACAACTCGCGCACCATAGAAGCGGCTGTCGTTCGATGCGATATGGCTATCTGCGCCTGGGGAGCCCATCCCTACGCCGCCAAGCACGCCCAGGGGGTTCTTGACATCATTCGGCTCAATCGCCCTGCTGCTTACTGCTTTGGCAAGACAAAGGCAGGGGCACCGAAGCATCCGCTTTACATCAAGAGCGGGACAGCGTTGGAAAGCTTCGGTCAGTGACTTCCTATGGTTGGATCAAAAATGAAACGCCTTTCAATTCATTGTGCGATATGCGGCCAGGATTGCTATTTGAGAAGCCGGGGATGGTATTGCGAATCGTGTGATGCCTACACGGAGACCGATATTGAGGTTGATGAATAGGATGCCTACACACAAAGAAACGTCCTGGTTCCGATACGGGCGACTTGAAGCCGCCTTTGGCGGATACCATCCCCCTGATGGGTTTGTCGCCAGACTTCTGTATCGAACGGGATATATTTTCGGCCGATTGGCCAAACGATACGAGGAATAGTCCTGCCGACTGTAACAATTCGTGATTACGCGGGACTTGCGTATGCGCAGAATATGCGTATTGTAGGGACATCAGAACGGAGCAAGCAAATGCGCAAGTCCTTTGAAGCCATCGCTTTCCGCATCGTGGATGCCGAGAACAATTTTGCCGAAACCCTCATGAACCTCGGCGGCGTGGACGAAACGACCGCTCGCAAGATCACCGCTCTGTATCTCAAAAAGAAACTTGCGAAGCTCGACGTTGGCAACGGTCGCATTCACGTCAAGCACGGTGCGTTTCTCGATGCACGCGCAATTGCGAACGCGGCAAAGATGGTCAATGCAGCATGACACCAAATCAATACCGGACAGCCCTAGATGAGCTAGGGTTGTCCCAGGGTGCCGCGGCCGCTCTCTTAGGGATATCGCTTCGCGCCTCACACGGATACGCCAATGGGGAGCCTATCCCCGAACCGGTCGCCAAACTGCTGCGCCTCATGGCGCGGCTTGAACTGAAACCGAAAGATGTTCGCTGACGACGTATCGGAAAATCAACAGGAGATGACAATGGGACTTCGTGCTGAGAACATCCACCCACGATCATATTATCCAAACGGCCAAAAGAAAAACATCTGCAAGCCGCGCTCCAAAACCCGGCTCGTGCGAGCGGCCTCTGGCATCATTGACCATCTGGCGAATCATCCGAACGACGCCGATGCGCGCCAACGGCTCGCCAATCTGGAACGCCGTATCTCCGGCCGGTAGGTCCAACTATACAGTAACTATGGAAATGCCGACTGCGGTCGGATCACAACGGAGAGAGACTATGAAGAAGATGACGTTTGTTTCCGCGATGCGCGACTACTTCGGCAGCCGCCCCGGTGGCGATACCACCCCGACCGCCTTCCTTCACGAGATGAAGGCCCTCACGTCCGAGGACAAGGCGTGGTTTCGCACTCAGCTCGCGACCGTCGGCTACGAGATCGTGAACGCCTAGGCGCAGACCCGACGCGACACCTGCCGGGGGCCGTGGTGGTCCGTAGGAGTGGTGCGACAGCCGGAGAGACGGCATCTAATTCAGTGACACGGTATCGGGAGATTGAAGATGGCACGCGACGACTACAGAGATGCCTGGGGCGTTATCGACGATGAGGGGCTCAAGGTCCGGACCGTAAGCGACACGCGGCGCGCGGCAATCATCAATTGGCTCGTCACCGAGGCGGGAGTGCTGATCACCTCCTTTCATTCCGACGATCAGATCAACGCCATCTGGGACGCGAAATGCGGCGACGCTTTGGTGCGGCCGGTTCGCATCTACGTGCAGTAACACGACATCGGGAGATTAGCATGAGCGACATATATGCCGAAAACCACCATCGCGACCCGATCAAAACTGGCCGGGATTTAGAAATCCTCTCAAAACTCTATCTCGAATTGGCCAATGTCGTTCCGGTCGATTGCGTTTCATCGCGAGAGAAAGCGATGCAGAAGCACATTGACGCCTACGGCACCGCGCTCATGCTGATCGCGGAGGGTTGCGCCAACCCGCGGGTGGTGGCCTCTGACGCGATCGTCAAATGGGGAAACTGATGGGTTCAACGACGTGACATCGCAAAACATGAGGACAATATGGGTTACGTTTTTGCTTACTTGATGATCATTCCGCTGTGGCCGGTCTTCGCCATGTGGCGCGGCTATGCGATAGCCACGCTGTGGGGATGGTTCGTCGTTCCCGGTTTCGGTGTCGCGCCGCTATCGATCTATACAGCGATCGGTGTTCTGCTCGTCGTCGGCGCGCTTAAGAGTGTCGACTATTCCCACGACGAGCGAGAAACCTCCGAAAAGTTTTTCTATTCAATCTCTCTCGGATTACTCGGGCCAGCACTCATGCTCGGAACCGGATGGGTCTGGAAATGGCTCCAATGGGGTGTGATCACATGAACTTACAGCACACGCCGGGACCGTGGGAAGTTGAGTACGGCAAACAAGGATGGCCGCGCGGCATTAAGGCGCCGCATGATATGGACGTACCAGGAGGTGTCGGAAACGTCGTTCGTTGGAACGGGATTGGCTTTCCGTCGAGCCCAACGGCAAAAGCCAACGCGCGCCTGATCGCTGCCGCGCCAAAGATGATCGATGTCCTTCTCTGGCTCAATCATCAATCCGGTCTGACGATGGAAATGCAGCGCAGAATTTATGATGCGATCAAATCCGCAGGAGCCACAGAGTGAACATCATTGAACACTGTCAATTTGTCACTTGACAGAGATCCTAAGGCATGCTATGATGCGCCTGTCAGATGGGAGATCAGACATGCCAAAGATCGGTGACGAGCGGTTTGTGGTTTCGATGATCGACGTGCGTAATGTCGAGGCCCTGGCACGCAAGCAAGGCTGGCCCGGCGGCGTCGAAGGGCTGCGTGAGTTTTGCGAGCCCGAGGATGCGGCAAAGTGTACGGCACACAAGACCTTGGATGATGCGACAGATATGGCGCGAAAGTTTCTCGCGTCTGGGCAGGCGTTCTATGGTTCCGTCCTGATTGATCGCGAGGTCTACGAGGAAGCTCACGATGATCGCGGCAATCGCGTGCGGTGTCCTCCGAGCTGGGAAAGCCAGCAGCTTTACGAGGTCGCCATGGACGGTGAGCGGATCGAGGTCGACGCGTGACCGAGGAACAGGTGCGCGCTGCCCTAGCGAAGGCCGTGGATGCGGCTGGTGGGCAGCGCGCCTTCGGGCGGGCACACAAGATTTCCGCCGCTTATGTGAGCCTCGTGCTCAGCGGCGATCGATTCGGCCATCTTCATCCCCCTAGCGAGCGCATCTGCGCCGCGCTCGGGATCGAGCGCGAGACCCTGATCAGATATCGGAGACTGGAAAAGTGACCAAGCGCAGACCGAACATCGCCCAATACGCCGTCAACTTCATCGGCCCCAGGCAGGAGTACGTGCCGCGCGGGCAGAACCCGGTGAAGCCAGCGCGGCGGGCAACACGAATCGCACCTCACATTGCCGCGATGAGTGAGACCGGCCGTAGCCCGCGCTCGGAGCGCCTTGGGCTTGCCGAGGATCGTGCACTCATTAAAGGCGACCCCGTTCACGCGGCATACGCCCTCATTGAGAAAGTTAACAGGGATCTTGACGATGGCGCAATCTCGCGCGGCCTGGACAAGGCGAGGGGAGACGGGAAATGACCACGCTCACGCTACGCATTCCACTGATCGTGACGGCTGACGGAAAATGGGCGGTCTGCCATTCGAGTTCGCACGCGGAGCCCGACTGGTCATCTATCGATGAAATGTGCGACTACGACAACCCGACCAATTCTCCGCATCGATTCTGGATCGAGACAACGGTCGATGTTCCGCAGGCCGAGACAATAAAGGCGACGGTCGTCGCCGACGGCCAATAATCGCAGGTCCGCAAACATGGCACTCGACCCAAACCACAAAATCCTTTCCGGCGTCACCGGCCGCTTTCAGCTTGAGAGTGCGGATAGCATACAGGCGACGCTCCGAGTCACCATGTCGCTCAGCATGTGGAAGAACGTGCGTGAGGCTTTATCGGGAAAGCCAAGCGATTCCTACGGATGCTGGCAACTCGACGCCATCATCCGGGACATGATCGACAGCGCGAGCACGCATGCTTACGCTCGGATCGAGCAAGAGCGCAAGGAAGACTGATCCACGGATGGCGAGTGTCAGGACATGAGACGCACAGATGAGGAAGTCATGGAGTTGCTTAAGGGTAACTCCTCGCTCAATCGAGCGCGACAACAATTCAGTAGCGGATGTGGCCGCATTGACCAAGCCGGGCATCAGCGCCAGCCACTTTGTCCAATCGAAATGCGTCGCATGGAGTTCGAAGCTGTCGAGAAGATTTTGGCGGCCTACTATCAAGGCCAGTGACATCGAGTTCACAGATGAAAAACCAATTTCTATATCAAGGCACATGGGATGGAGCGCCGGATCAGCGATCGTGGGTAGCGTGCTGGTGGGATACGGGAACAAGAGTTAACGGCCAGATCGGAATATTTACAATGTGGTCATTGCATATTGGCCCGCTCTGGTTCTGGGAATAGTTCAACGTCATCACATAGGTGCGACATGCTCGATATCCAGGAAGATACCAAAGCGCAATTCCGAGTGGCCGAAGGCATCTATGGCACGTTCTACTACCACCTGCGCCGCCCGGATGATCACTTCGGGCTCTGCGGCGACCGCGTGATGCACACCAGCATTCCGGTCTCAGCGTGGGGAACGCGGACGCATATCAAAGAGCGATGGTGCTCGCGGTGTGCCACAGCCGCGCACGAGATCGAGTGCAACGATATCAAAACGGTGACCGATGAGACAACTTGACATCATGGCTATCGGAATTTGGTTTGTGGCTTTCTCAGGCGCAACCATCGCCTCATTCTATGGTGCCAAGATCAATATAGCTCACGCTATCATTGCCGCAAATCTTGCCGTTGGTTTTTGGTATTTGCTTTTAATGGGAGTCCAGAGACGATGACTATGCTGACACCCGAAGATTATTCCTGGAAGCGCGGGTTCCCGCCTGACAAGGATACGACAAAATGGGAAGTAGCATTCACGGTCGGCGGCGCTGTGTGGTATCGACGCCGACAATCCACAGTCGGTGAGTGTCAGGACAAGCCCCATGCCGATTGAGAGATACTGCACGCTGAAAGACTGCCCAGGCGGCGACGGATGTGTGAGCACCTACAGACGCCCGGGCCAGACGTGCACCTACGAATATGTCGCCTCGCAATATGATTCGGCGCACAACTGGAAAGGTGACGGTCCGCCGCCAGCTCATTGGATGGCACCTGACGGCGTGCTCGTCTATCGATGTCTTGCTGACTTCTACGATGACTGAGCCAACGATACCTAGACGGTGAACACGATGGCATGGAATGAAGCGGGCAGGAAAGCTAGGAAGGAAAATCGCGAGGCGATGGACCGGAAATTTTCCCAACTGCTGGAGGAGAATGCGAGGCTACAACACGACCTCGCCCGCCACCAGGAGATCACGACAAGCCAGCAGGCGGAGATTGAGCGGCTGTGGACTGCGCTCGGCAACATCGCTCTGCATATGACAGTGCGGGAGATGCTTGACGATGAAGACGGTGATATTGAGGGAGCCCTTGATTCCATCATCGGTATTGCGCGCCAGACGCTTCGATCCACCGTTGAGCAGAAAGCAGATCATAAATGACGAGATTTGTGCTGTGGTGCAGAGGTTGGGTTTTCTGGTGTCGAGCCATCTATATGGTAAGAAATAAAAAACATGGCGCTGGACCGGGACAGTGGCGATATGCATTCCTCGCGGCACGAGCAACCAGATATCTTATCTACGGGCAGCACTACAGATGAGCGGCACAAAACATCATAGAGATCACTTTCGCCTTGGGCCTGTTACAGACGGGTATAGCGGAAGGTTGGAGGGCAAAGACACCTCAGATCAGGAGCGAGTCTACCATTACGCTCAACTCAGAACAGCAGTGAAACATCTCATGCCAGAAAATGCTCGCTTGAAAAAACAGATTGAGGCACTGAGAAAAGAAAATGCCATCTTACAAAAGCGCCTAGCCAGCCGATCTGCGGTTAAACCATGAGCGAACCGCACCGCCTAATGATCAACGGGACGACATACTGCCTGGGAACGGCTGGATCGTTTATCCGTGTCTGCCCTGTATGCGGTCATGAGCGCTTTCGGTCCGAATCAAACAATCTCTTAGAGCATTGTTGGAAAGGACACGGCCCCCTTGAGGTTCTGACGACCGACAACTTAGAGAGATACAAAGCGCTTTGGTCGGAAGTCGATGCATCCGAGGATAAGCGAACAGCAGATCGATGATCCTCTTGCTCTCCATATCGTTGCTGACTCCTCCTGGCCCAGACATAGATGGCCGGATGGCGGACCTATTCACGCATACCGACGATGACAATTTAACTGAGGTCGATCGGTTGGATATGCTAAAATTTGGGTGGCGGCCGGTATACGAGATCGCGGATGATCAAAACGAGCAGAAAGAAACGTAGATGACTGCAGTTCCCGAGGACAAGTTGGCACCGTGCCCATTTTGCGGCGGCGCCCCGGCTTACGAGCGCGTGGGAACGCAGCGGCAATCGTGCATCATTTCCTGCACGGAATGCAGATGCAGTCTTGAGACAGGAGAGACATTCGATTGCGGCAAGCGATGGAATACGCGCGTTTCGATTGAACGGGCGCTCGCCGATCGCGAGTCTGCTGTTGGGCAAAAAGCAGATGACCGATAGCACCGCTCCGCAAATCCCACGCGACGATACGGCCGCCGCTGAAAAATGCTGGCGGTGTCACGGGCGCGGAGTCTATCCTGCGGAGGCTTCGACGCTCTCGTATCTCTGCGAAGTTTGCGGCGGCAGCGGACGACCGCCGAGATGCAGGCATAGATGAACGGTAGACCGACATGGCATGGAACGAAGCCGGCAGAAAGACCAGAAGAGAAAATCGCGAGGCGGAAGACGCGCGCGTGCTACGAATGGTCGAAGGTTATAACCTCTTGCGGGATGCTCTCGTCTGGTTCGAGTCCCACGAGGTGGAGAAGAAACTCGGACACCTCCCACAATGGGTCGATATGGCGAAAAAATTGATATCTAGCGATAAGAGGTCCGCAGACAAATGATACAGTTCATCAAGATTTTTGTCGCCGGTTGGCTTATAGCCGCATTTGGTTTGTTGCTCTGGTCATTTGGCGATAGTGCTGTGCGAATTGTTCAGCACCGCATGGTGTACGGCTATTGGTTCCCATACTATCGCGAGATGACCCGGGAAGATATTCAGTGTACGCCGCCGGCTACTATCAACATTAAGCCGGGGGAATACACTCAACTTCCGATCGAAACGCTTGTCGATTGGTGTGGGTTTCGCGATGAGTACGAACATCCTATGGTCACAGTCACAGGCTCACCGTCCAATAATGCTGGAACCGCAAACTCGAAAGGAGAATAACCTATGCTCAACAAACTCGCACTGACTGACAAGCGCGTCGGCATCATCTGCTATTGGGCGCAGTTCGGCGGACTCGCTACTATATTCGTAGCCTTCGGGGTCATGTTGAATTCCAATTCGATCCTCCCGCGCCCGGCCTGGGCCGTCGGCCTGGGCCTCATCGCCTACGGGCTCGCGTACTGGATCAGCACCGGCGTTGAGGAGCGAGTGACGAAGAATGCCGATTATGCCAACGGCTACGCCACCGCTCAGCGCGAGATAATCGGGAGGGGCTGGCGGCAAGAGCCGGCACAGGAACAGATCGAATCGGTGCTCCCGGCCGAACTCGACGAGGATCTGGACGCAATGTCGGCGAATATCGAGGAGGGTTGGCGCTTCTTTCAAGCCGCGCTCGAGCACAACACCGCCATGCGCCGCACGGTCGCCGGTGTGAACCTCTACACCTCCCAGCTCAAGGCCGAGCTCGCCGAGGCCCAAGCTCGAGCAGCCAAGGCAGAGGGCGCCTTGGACGAGATCCGCGGCGGCCTGGAGCGCTACGCCTATGCGCCAGCCCGGAAGGCTGTGCCTGCCGAAACCGCACCTGCGGTGCCCGCAACGAGCCGGGAAGCCGGCCTGGCAATCGTGGCCCAGACGGTTGCGCCCGAGATCGACGTCGCTTCTCGCCCCGGCGCCGAGATCCTGATCTCGCCAGCCGATCGCGGCGACCCGCCGCCGCCCTTCATTGCCGAGGAGCCGCGGGCCTACGAGGTCGACCAACGCAAGACGGAGGATGCCCTCATGAGATTGGCTGGCTTAGCCGAACGCCGTTGGCCGATCGCCAAGCCGGCGCGCGCGGCAGGAGCAACGTAATTCGGGCGGCGGGCAATCGCCCGGATCGGCCCCGCGCTGCGGTTTCTTCATCGTGCCGACGGCGCGGGGCTGTCGTATTTGGATATTGACAATGGCCCTTCACGAGCAGTGCGTAGGCGCTACAGACGAGTGGTACACGCCGCCGCACGTCTTCAATGCGCTCGGTTGTTCGTTCGATTACGATGTGGCCAGCCCGGGCCGCAAGATCACGCCGTGGATTCCGGCGGTTGTCTACATCACCGCAGATAGCCTCTCTAAAACATGGGATGGTTTTGTGTGGATGAACCCGCCGTTCGGAGCGCGCAACGGCCTCGTGCCATGGCTCGCCAAGTTCTTCGATCATGACAACGGGATAGCCCTCGTGCCAGATCGCACATCGGCGCCATGGTGGCAGCAGTTTGCGCCACGCGCTCGTCTGATCTTGTTCGTCGCGCCGAAGATCAAGTTCATCGGGTCGACGGGGAAGCCTGGCGCATCGCCGGCTCAAGGTACTTGTTTGATGGGTGTCGGGCCGAGATCCTCAGAGCCACTGTATCGAGCCGCCTCAAATGGACTTGGCGTACTGATGAAACCTGTCCAGTGACTTCCCCACAGCACCACAAAAAAAGGCCGCCTCGAGGGCGGCCTTTCTAGTCGGTGACCAGCTAACAGTTGGGAGGAAGTGGGACGCCAGTCACGAAATGACCGTGCGCCGATTCTATCTGCTGGTCAACGAATACCGGGCTGTTTTTGGCTTTCTACACCGCGCAATCTTTCCTCGAACCGCTGCATCATAGTCTCGGTCGCCTTGCTGCCAGCCTCGAGCACACCGGTTGTCGGTCGCGTCTGCTCGATCACCTTGATCCGCTCCTCGCCGGCGGCAACGCGATCCTTGAGATCCTGGTATTGCTCGATCGTCGTAAACTCGTGACGACGCGCGTTGAATTGATCGTCGATTCGTTCAAATCTTCGGGCGACATCTCGGTCGCGTATCTCGCGATCATGCCTTGCGTCCGCGTCGCGCTTCTCGCTGGCTTCGGCGCGGTTATTGATCTTCTCGTTAAGTTGCGAGAGTTGGTATTGTGCAAGGCCGCCTGTGGCCGTAATGACACCAACGATCAGGGCACCAGCCAGAAAGATATTTGCTGGCGTGATGTGCTGCTCGGCCACGGCATCACGGGAGGATGTCGAACTCGAACCGCGAGGTCTCGACCGGCGTCACCTTCTTGCTCCACCATCCCCATTCGCAGGTCGACACGGCTGAGATCCAGAACACCGCCTTGCCAGTCTGGCCAAAGCTCATCGAGCGCATGGTCTCGTTCGGGCCGACGATCCATCTCGACTTGGCCGGCACAGGCCCGAGTACGCCAGGATAGGCGATCGGGTGCACGGCGACGTCGATGCGGTGATGGCCGTCAACCTGTAGGAACTGCTCGCTCTTGGAGTTCGGGCATGCGCGCAGCCATGACGTCTTGGTGAGAGCAAGCTTGGGTTGGTCGTCGAGATGGATGGTCGTGGCCGGCGTGTCGCCGTCGAGCGTCAGGAAGAAGTTTGCCTTGGCGCCGAAGTCCAGGACCGGCGAGTCGTTTTCGATCACGAACAGCCAGACCGCGAAGCCGAGCAGCACAATCGCGGCCGGCGGCCAGATGCACAGGTGGCAGATTTTACGAAAGCGCTCTTGCGTCATTTTCCCATCCACAATTGCTTGAATAGTAACAGAAGGCCGATCCCGCTCGCGAGCGTGGCGACTACCCAACCGATGGCCTTGGTGAGAAATGTGCCCTTCTCCACGACATTAGCCGCCGCGTCCCAGCGCTTGGTATCCCTGAGAGTGACGTCGACAACCTCGTCGTCTTCCGATCGCTGGCCGTGCATCTATCGGTTCATCTTTGTAGCCTAGATCGCGCTGTCGCGCACCCATCTAATTTTACCTAGGTGTGACGCACTTCACACTATGGTTGGGTCGGCGTGACCGGAGCGACAGGTGCCACAGTAGGTACGGCAACTTCCATCGTCGATGTCACCTGCGGAACATTGGCGCACAGACTCGCCAAGCTCGGAATCGGAATGCCGAAATTGATCGGAGCCGCCTTTTGAATGCTGTTCGCCAGATCGGTGAATATTTGGCTGCAGCTCGCATTGTGGCAGATATTGTTCGCAGCCATTGCCGCCAAGCGAAATGCCTCAAGATCGGTCGCCGCATGCAGCGTGAGCGGAAGTGGATGTGCCTTAACGACGGCGCTGAATTGACCGAACGCAGTCCAACATGACTTTCCGATATTGTCTTGCAGCTCGGGGATCTGCACCGCGAGTGTTGCGGCGGCCGCCATGTCGCTGTTGATGAAGTCGGACAGGTCTTTGAATGGCTTGGCAAGGATCGTGGCGAGTTTGTCGCTCGCCTGTCCACCTACGGCCCCGCCGCCCTGAGTGGCAGCATCGTCGCTGCCCTGGCCCTGCCCACCGATGAGAGTCTTGATGTCCTTCACGGCATCGCCGGTCGGGCGCGGACGCGGCGTCTGCGCACCGGCCGGGCCGCCGAGCAGCAGCACCAGCGCGATCGGCACGATCAGCCAGGCCAGCGCCTTGACGACGGCCGCCGCAGCCGGCTTCGATCCGTCCCGCGCCTGTTGTGCCTTGGCGTGCAAAAGCGCCTGCGCATCGGCAAGCGTTTGAGCAAGCTGCGCGCGACCGTATTTCTCGTACCATGACCAGGCGATGCCGCCGATCGTCATGCCGGCGCCGACAAGCTGCTCGGCCCCGCTGGAATTTGCGTAACCGTGCGCCACGATGATTCCGGCACCGACGGTCAGGATATGACGCAGCGCGGCCGCGGCGAACGGCTTGATGAAATCGAGAGTGGAAGGCGACGAGACGGGATCAGCCATAGTTTCTCCTCAAGGAAAGTTGAGCTCGCGCAGAAGGCGCGCGCCTACCATGAACGACACACCCAGAACGGCCATGCCTATGAAGAGGCGGCCGATGTCCGCAACGAGTCCGTCGAAGTGCCAGAGTTCGGCAGGCGCGAAGTTGTCGGCGAGGACGAACAGCGCGAGGATGCCCAGCGTGCCGACGATCACGAGGGTTTGCCCCGCTTTCATGCCGGCACCAGCGTGTCAGGCGTGGCCGGTTGGTACAGCTCGACAAAATGGTGCAGATCGAACGGGTCGAACTTATTGCGCTTGGCCGGCGTCGCCGAGACGTCAATGAACGGCACCCGATGGCGATAGCCGGCGATGGCCGTCGACCACGTCACGTCGTCCTCATCACCATCGACGACGTTGCGGTAGGCATAGAAGGGATATTTCGGGTCGGGCATGCTGGGCTTGAACGCCGCCGGCTGGCCCCATGTGATCACGAGGTGCGGGATGATGCCGATCGCGACCAACTCCTCGGCGACGATCTCGCCGCGGCCACCGCCGAGCGAATGGCCGATGATGATGACCTTGTCGACCGGCCGATAGAAAAGCCGGACGATGTCGACGCCTTCAGGCGTGCCGGTATAGAATCCGCGGTGCACGCATTTGAGCTCGGGATGGGCGGCAGGGCTCACGTCGGACACCAGCGCATCGAGGAGCCAGTCGCGTCCGACGTAGGATCCGCGAGGGACGACGAGAAGGTATTCGCCGACTCGGATGATGCCGAACACCATCATGGCGTCCGGATTGCTCTTGTAGAGCCACGGCGTCTTATCGTTCGGATCGTACATCGCTGCGACGTAGGCGGCGAGATCGCGGTGCGTGAGGCTCATGCGACGGCCGGCGCTGCGGTGAGCGCGGCGATCCGCGCGAGTAGCGCGGCGCAGCCGAGCTGATGGTCAATCGCATTCGGGTCGTAGTGACCGTCGGCGATGTACTTGCCGTGCGAATACTGATCGGTCGCGGCCCAGATGTAGGGCGACGGCACGCCCATGCGGAAGTAGCCGAGCCCGTTGTACTCCTCGAGCAGCGTCAGCCGGCCGCCGTCCGACCAATCGGTCCAGCGCGCGGCGAATGGCGGGCACACGACCAGCGCATCGGCGGCCGCCGCTTCCCAGCTCGAGAACGGGCCACGGCCGCGCGGCACGTGGATGGAGACTGCATTCCACGGGTCGCCCTGGGCCAGAGAAGCCCGCCAGCTCTGCGACGATTCCCGCTCGTGAATGACCGCGATCACATCCCACGGCACATGGGTGGTC